GGCGCCCGCCTAGGCGGCTCATAGCGAGCCGCCCTTCTTCTTGCCCTTCACCGTTGCAGGGGCTTCAGCAGCCACCGCAGGGGCGCCAAAGGCAATGCCCGGCGCGTCGGACTCGGCTTCAGGCTGGGGAGTCACCGCGCCAGCGTCAAACGCCGCCGCGATAGAGTCCTTGAAGCCCTCGCGAGTGATGCGAGTCAGCACCATTTGCGCCATTTGGAAAAACGCGGAGTCCTGAGAACGACTCCCACCGTTCGCTTGCAGATATTCCACAAGCGCGAGGGCCTTCGCGGCTTCGCCTTCAACGGTGACAATCTTTTCAAGCTTGCCACCATTATCCAGAAAAGAGTCGATAACGTCATCGCGTAGGAAAGAGTCGCCGTACTGCGCGAACAACCGACTCGCTTCTGCGATTTGTGAGTCGCGATTAGTCGCGCCTTTGTATGTAAGCGCGACGCCGTTTATGGTGCGCGATGGGCGCCCGGCATGAGTCGCACGTTTCCCGTCAATATCAGGGTTCCCCCCTTCAACGGCAGGGCAAAGCTTGGCAAGCTTGGTGAAGCGGTCAGACTCGGCAATCATGCGCGCCTTTTCGGCGGGGGAAAGCGCGGGATCATTTTTATATGAGTCCGCCGCATGTTCCCAATACTTCACGCGACGATTCAGCGCATCAGTGAGAGTCTTCGCCTTATCGCCAAGCCGAATTGTGGTCACATATCCGGCATGTTTTCCGCCTTTCGCGCTTTTGTCAGTCTGACCAGTGAAAGACGCGACAAACGAACGCGCGGCGGCTTCAGCGGCATCGCGTGCTTGCGCGCCGTCGCGGTCGTTTACTTTCCCTTGAATCAGGAAAGACGAATATGCTGCGCCGACTCGCGCGAGCCCGGCGAAACGCGCAGAACCAAAGCCAGAAGATTCGCGCTTGAGTGCTTGCGATTCGCCGCTCAATTCGGCTTGCGATTCAGCGAGTCGCTTTTCTTTGTTGTCATGCGCTTGCGTGGATTCCAGCGCTTCACGCCCAATGGTGGCAGCGATAGAATTTAAGGCTTCAAGCGCTTGCATGTAATTCGTGTCCATGTCGCAATTCTCCTATATGCGATGCGCCTTGTCGCGGCGCATCGCGAGGTTTGAACCAACGCGCCGCACCATTGCGACACGCTGAAAATGTTTTCCGATTCAAGAATCAAAGAGCATCAGGGCGAACCCTTCGAATAAGGAATCGCCAGATTCCGGCTTTGCTGACTCGCGCGAGTCACGCGCCATTAAAAGCGCAAAGGGACCGCGCGGTGGGTGTGATAGCGCGTCTTGCGCGCGACCAAAGAAAAAGGGGGCCGAAGCCCCCTCGATCATGTCACCTTGCACTCTGCCCAGTCGTTGCCGCGACTGACTCTCCAGCCTACAGCGAAGCGCGATTTTAGTTTCACACCATTAACGAGGAAGCGTAAGACTTTCGCGTCAACGTCTTCGAGTTGATCAGCGGCCATTCGTGCCGCGCTGTTAATGCGCCAGTGCTTTGCACTCGCTGACTTACCTTCGATGGTGATGGTGATTTTGTAGGTGCGGCAAGCGATAAGTCTCATGTTCATGTCTCCGTTGTTCGAGGGAAGGGAGCGGGGCCGAAGCCCCGCTTGTCAGTCTTGTTCACCTTCAGCGCCCAACCAAAACGCGGTTGTTCTGATTTGTTCGCCGGGTAAAAACATAAGGCCGCTATAAGGCATGGAACCCGGATCACAATTTGTTTTAGTCGAACGAGACGGTCCCCAGAATGGCGAGTACCAAGATAGAAACGTGTACATTGTCTGATTCTCCATTGTTCGAGGGAAGGGAGCGGGGCCGAAGCCCCGCTCGTTATCCATAGATTGCAGCGAGTGCGCCCCAGGTGCCGAAGTAACCGAAGGCGCCTGCTGCTAAGATCATGCAAGCGTAAAGTGATACGCGCTTCATGCGTTCCACTTTTGGCCGCGCCGCGCGAGTCACATAGAACGACCCACCGATGCCACCGACTTGCCAGAAATATATTCCGCCTGTCTTTTTCATTCTGATTTCCTTTTCAAAGAGCAAGTAGGTTGACCCTACATTTAAGGAATCGCCAGATTCCGGCTTTGCGCCATCGATTCCGAGAGTCCCACCCCCATCTGGACAACGCCCCCCAGGCCCGGCGTTGTGGCAGGAGGTAAGCCACACATACCCCCGACACCAAAAATAAAAGTACACTTTTACCCTTGAAACCCCCCAAAAAGTGTACTATATACCCCTTGTCCCCAACACCAAGGAACCACGATGTCTGAACACCTCCACATCAACCCCGCAGTACCGACCGTCGTGAAGATCGAACTCGACAACACAACCCTTCCAGATGGTTTATTCGTCCGTCCTGATGGAACGATTGTGCTGCGCAACTGCACCATTACACGCGAGAAACCGCGCCAATACCGGAAGGATTGACGATGGCCCGCCGAAAACTCGACGAAAAGCTTCAACCAATCACGATCAGGATTACCCCGATGCAGATGCTTCGGTTGGAGCGCGTGACAGCCTATGACGGACTGCCGACGCAAGATCACATTCGCCGTGCGCTTGACCAATACCTGAACGAATATGAGAAGGCGCACAAACTCGCACCCCTTCACGAAATCAACAGTCTACTGCGCCAAGCAGAGATACTCCATCCGAAACAAACAGGAGAAGATCATGCCTCGTAAAACCAACGCAAAAATGAAGCCCGCCACAAGAACAAAGAGTAGTTCAGCTTACGAAAACAAACTGAAGGCAAAAACGAAAGCAAGCGAGACGGAATTTCGCTGCGCGCCGACGTTCTACGTCGTTCGTGCGTTCTGCATCCACTTCCTTGCCGAGCAGGGCACGCCGACGGAAGAAATCGCGCAGCGCCTCGGCGTCAATCGCTCTTTCGTGATCAAGCAGGCTTCGCTCGTCATGAAGCCGCGCACGGCGCAGGAGAAGCGCATTTTCGACATGGCGAAAACGATGTCGGAGAGCTTCAGGCTCGCCAACATTGACGGTCTTCTGTTTGGGCGTGATCTGACGACTAAGCTCGTCGGGCGCACAACACCTGCCGTGGCTAAGCCAGCAAAGACACCCGCACGGAAGAAATTGAAGATGGCGGTGCCGCAGGAGCCGCTTGACGTAAATGTGCTTGACACCGCCGAGTAACCGTGGCATAAACACGCCGGCAGCATTTCTTCTACACTGATCCTTCCCGGCACTTCCCCGACGAGCAATCGTCGGGGATTTTTTATGTCCACCCTCTAGCGTCAATACGCATCTGAGGCTCACGCGCCCGTGTCTGACCATCCAAGCGGCGGCGAATATCGCGTTTGAGCATCTGGTGGAACCCACCCTGAACGCACAGAGCGCCGTATTGCAGGGCGTCGATGAGGTCCGACCAGGGGTGCTTTTTCTCGGGGATGGAGCGGTTCTCGCCGTCCTTGCGCTTGGCGTATAGGTACTTGGTGTGGAGCGCCTGCACGAGCCTCGGGCAGCGTGTCCCGTCGATATGCAGCATGGGTTTGCCGCCGATATTCTGCGACAGAAGGGACTCCACAGCCTGGATTCGCAGGTCGATGTCGTTCGTGGGCGCTGGATAGGCAATAAAGCCTTGGGTTTCGAGGTAGGCGAACATATCCAGTTCAGAAATGGAGTTTTTAGCCACCCCAGACGGGTCGCCAACGAAAATGACCGACTTGCCGATGTATTCCGGCTTGTTGAGGATAGGGCGGATGTTCTGCGTCACATGCAGTTCCAACCCCATATTCTGTGCTTCGATCTCCTCAAGGACCAGCACTTGGCCGCGGTGGTTCGGCTGAAGGATGACCGCGCATGGGTTACGTCCAAAATCCTGCGCGACGATGATCGGGAGCGAGTCTGAAGGTTCCAGCGGCGTCTTGGAGACGTGGAACTCGCGGTTGAAGCTCTCGCGAAACACCGCCGTTCCGTCTGGGTCGTCGCCGTACTGCGCATGCACGTATCGTTTCACCCAGTTGCCCGCGTGCTGCCGCGCCAGTCGCCGGTAGTATTCCCGGCCTTGGTCAAGCCGCTTTGGGTGATTCAGCGCCAGTTTGAGAGTCTCGTTCGTCTGGGTCAGATAATTGAGGTTCTCGGCGCTTTCGCTCAAGCCGCCCGGCTGGATATGCACGGACCAGTCCTCGGGCTTGTTCACGTCAAGAAGCTCATGCCAGCGTGAGCCGGCGTTGGGCATATTACTGTCACCGATGATGCCGAACCATGTGGGGCCACCCTGCGCTGCTGATGGGTAACGGCCAAGGCGCCCGGCGATTGCGGGGATGAGGTCAGGGTCCACTTCGATGAACTCGTTGATCCACGCCCACGATAGCTGAAGCGAGAGAAGGCGCTGCTGGTTCGCCGGATCGTCGAGTGGGATCAGGTACCAGTCGCTATGCACGTCGCCCACGCGGATTTGAATAAGGTTCTCCGACGCCTTGAAATAGGCGATGGAGCCGAGCCACGTCTCCACGTCCTTGAGGACTGTCTGCTTCATCTGCGAGAGGGTATTACGCACGATCACCGCGCGTGTGCGTCTGATGCCGTCTGGCCCAGGCTGCTGCTCGCATGCGCGGCGCAGTGACTCGAACATGCAGCCCGTCGTCTTACCGGAGCCCACCGGGCCGAGGATGAAACGAACGAAAGACTCACTCTCCATGAAGGAGGAGACAGTTACCGGCGCGTTGTAGCTGATCTCGTTGCCGACGATGCTGGTCTTCTGCTTACTCATCGTCTGCATCCTCTGCCTTACCCTCTATAATCGGGGCCTTCTGCACGCTGACGCTGTTCCCGCCGAAATTGATATTGATGGACACGCCCCCGCCACTCTCCCCCTCATTGATTCGCGCAGGACCGCCGAGTCCGGCGATTGATTGGAGGAGTTTGGCACCGTCGATCCTCACAGCCGGCTGCGTCCGCGAGTCATTGATAAGCGAATGGAGGTTGGGCAGGGTCATTTCGAGGCTGACGAGGGATTTCAACTGGACTCGCCGCCTTGTGGAGTCCGCAGCGTTCCATTCTTTGGCTGATTCCGCGAGTAAACGCCTGAAATCGGCGCTTTTTTGGAGGAAAAGCCACTTCGGGTCGCCTGCTCCTGTGAAGCCGTAATCCTTCAAAATGTCGTCTGGAGAGCGTATATCTTGGGCCAATTCACGCGCCATAGACGCAAAACTGGGGTCAAGGATAGTCGGTACTTGTGAATCCGCATCCGTCTGTGCCATTATATCACTCCTGCCAGGGGGTCTAGCCGCGCCCTTAACTTGGCGGCTTTCTTATATGAAGGCAACAACGCGATGAGCAATTCAATTCTCGGACCATCCCCAGGAACACCGACCGCTGCACCTGTGCAGACTGCGATGATTCCGAATAGGGGTGGGCTGGTGAATATGCAGACGCCGGCAGATTTGAACAGGCTGGACCGCGACAGGGAAGAAAAAGCGCGGTTGGCGCGTGAGGCGAAACTACAGCCAGCGTATGACGAACTTGCGGCGTATGTGCGCAAACAATTCGACATCATGAAGCGCCACCGTGACGGTTCCCAGGGTTGGACAACGCGCATGCTCGAAGCGCTGCGAATGTTCAACGGTGAGTATGAGCCTGAAAAACTCGCACGTATCAAACAGTTCGGTGGGTCTGAAGTCTACGCCCGCATCGTCGCTGCGAAGTGCCGCGGAGCGACCGCGCTGCTACGTGACATCTATCTAGGCGCGGATCAGCGGCCATGGGCCATTGCGCCCACGCCGAACCCGACTGTTCCAGACGACATGCGAGCAGCGGTTGACAACCTCATCGCCGCTGAACTCGCCACAGCGTCTATTGCTTCGCAGGTTGGCTTGCCAGACATGGAGACGGGACAGCCGCTCGCCCCTCCGTCTGAGGAGGAAGTTGTCGCCCGCCGCACGGCGCTCGAAACCGCGCTTGAGCAGTCCACGCGCAAGAAGGCGATGGACGAAGCCAAAGAGGCGCAGCGGTATCTTGACGACCTCCTCGTAGAAGGCGGGTTCTATAAGGCGCTCTCTGACGCGCTCATGGACCTGTCCATGTTCCCGTTCGCCTACATCATCGGCCCGACAGTCCATATGTCGCCCTCGATCAAGTGGGTTCCTGGACCTGACGGCAAGATGAAGGTGGAGAAAGTCACCACGTCGCGGATGTATTGGATGCGCGGCTCTCCGTTTGACCTCTGGTGGACACCGGGGGCGTCGAGCGTTGAGTCAGCAGATTTTGTCCACCGGCAGCGTAAGTCGCGCTCCGAGATCAATGCGCTTTTGGGGATCAAAGGGTTCAACGAAGACAATATCCGCAAGGTTCTGGACGAATACCAGAACGGGTATGTTGAGTCGCCGGATGCGACGGATTCGACTCGCGCTCAGCAGGAGAGTCGGGAAGACCCGCAGATAAACGAGAGCGGGATGTTCGACTGTCTCACCTTCTACGGCTCCGTACACGGGCGCTTGCTGCGTCAGTTTGGGATGAGCGAGAAGGACATCCCAGACGAGACGCGGGATTATTCAGTCCAGCTTTACATGATTGGCAACTACGTAATCAAAGCGATGCTCTCGCCGTCTCCGCGCGAGCGTCCGCCGATCTATATTACGAGCTACAACAAAGTCCCAGGCACCATGGTAGGGAACTCGCTGCCGGATGTGCTTGGGGACATTCAGGATGTGTGCAACGCCTCGCTGCGCGCCCTCGTGAACAACATGAGTATGGCGTCAGGGCCGCAGGTCGCCATCAACGAAGACCTCATCGCTGCCGGCGAGGACACGTCGCAGTTGTTCCCATGGCGGGTGTGGAGGTTCAACACACGCCCCGGCATGCCAGTGAACAGCACCCCGGTTTCGTTCTTCCAGCCGGCGTCGAACGCGCAGCAGCTTCTCGGCGTCTATGAGAAGTTCACCCAGATCGCAGACGAAACCAGCGCCATTCCGCGCTATATTACTGGCTCTGAGCGTATGGGTGGGGCCGGGCGCACGGCGTCTGGCCTTGCGATGCTCATGGGCAACGCGAGCAAGATGTTGCAGACGGTGGCGAGCAACATTGACATTGATATTTTCGAGCCGCTGCTTCAGTATCTCTATGACATCGTGATGTTGACCGATACGACAGGGCGACTCAAAGGTGATGAGAGAATCGTTGTCAAAGGGGTTACGGTTGCTATCCAGCGCGAAACCGAGCGTCAGCGGCAGCTTGAGTTTCTTCAGGCCACTGCGAACCCGGTGGATACGGGGATTCTCGGAATCCGCGGTCGTGGGGCGGTTCTACGAGCCGTCACCAACACTCTTGGGCTTGACGGCGAGTCCGTTGTCCCGAGCGACGAAGAACTCATCCAGCGCGAGAAAATGGCGCAAGCAGCCGCCATGGCGCAGTCCCAAGCACCGCAGGGAGCCCCGCAGGATGAAGCCGCTGCGCAAGCCCAGGGAAACCAGACGGGCGGCGAAGAAACAGGTCCAAGCGCGATTCAGGGGCCGCGCGTGAACCTGCAAGCACAAGCCCCGCAATGAGGTCCAATATGATGAAGGGTATGAGTGGTAAGGGTAAAATGGGCGCGGCCAAAAATTCCAAGGTCGTGTCTAAGGGCAAACTGCCGGGTATCGCCAAGGGCGGCGGCTCCAGCATGAACCCGATGGGTGGCACGATGACGACCGGCGCCGCTGTTCCGAAGGTGCGCAACCGTATGCCGAAGGCGTACTAAGCGCCATGCAAGAAGCCCCCGCGAGCCCGGTGGCGCTTGAAACTGCATTTCAAGCGATTCGCCGGGCTTCATCCCACAGCTTTGAGGCGCTGTATAAGTGTCTCACGGATTCGGAATCGAGGTTAGTGACCTCGATAGCCGATGCTTCCGATTGTCCGCACTCCACATACAAACTGATCGGCCAGCTTGCGGCTGTGCGGAATATTCGTGAATCCATGGCGAATTGTGACGCACGAATTGACGAATACAACCGCCGTGTCTCCACGAAACAAAAAGGAGTTTATTGATGAGCGAATCGAACATTCCAGAATCAGTCAGGGCTCGCGCCGCCGCCGCTGACGATTTGATCAAGACGCTTTCTGCTTCCGCTTCCGCTACAGGGGGTACTACGGAAGCGGACTCGCAGCCGGTTGTTGATACGGCTGTGACGGAAACGGAGGGCGTTGGGATGCAGCCCACGCCTGTACAGGCACCGCCCTCCGTTGACGCTGTTCAGCCCGCGCCGAACGCGGAGCTTGAGGCGCTTCGCCAGCAGCTTGCCAAGGCGGAAAACGACCTCCGCACATGGCGCGGGCGATATGACGCCGAACTGCCGAGGGAGCGCGACGCCAGGATTCGACTCGAAGCCGAGATCGAGTCCTTGCGGGCGAGGATCACCGAGGCCCCTGCTCAGGAGTACGACACGCCGGAGTACAAGACCCCAACAAAGGACGAGTTGGAGAATTATGGGCAGGATATGTTCGATATTGCCAAGCGCTACATCATGGCCGATGTCACCAAGGCTCTAGCGGCGCTTGAAACCCGACTGCTGAACAAGTTGGAATCGGTGAACGCGGCTGTGGGTACAACGAAGAACCAAGTCGCGCAAACCGCGAAAGAGCGGTTTTTGGAGCGCCTTGGGGAGGCGGTTAAAGACTGGCAGAAGATTGATTCTTCGCAGGAGTTCAACGCATGGTTGGATGAGTTCGACCCGCTCTACAACCTGCCGCGTAGAAATGCGCTTGACATGGCGGTGCAGAGTCTTAATGATGTCCACACAGCGCGCATCTTTACCGCGTTCCTGAGCCAGCAGGGCGTGGGGGAGTCGCAAAGTGCAAAGGCGTCGGGTGCGGCGCCGGCTTCCGGTACGGAGCCTCCCGAGGCTACCGCCCAGCAGCCGACAACCGGCCCAACGCTTGAGGACTTCGCCGCTCCTGGGAAGCCATCGCCCTCGCAGACGCCGGAACCGGCCAAGCCTGGGGCAAAAGTCTGGACAGTTGCGGAAATCCAATCCTTCTATCGCGAAGTGTCGCGTGGAGCGTATCGGAGCCGTCCAGAAGACAAGGACCGCATCGAGCGTGACATTGCTGAAGCTCAACGCGAAGGTAGGGTGAAGGCCGCATGATCCCTTTCATCATCTGATCCGACAGCCGCGATAGGCTGTTGGGTTGCCAACAGGAGGCAGTAATGTCTTTCCCTATCGCGGCATCGCCGTTTTCTGGGTCGAACCCGAACCCCGCCTATACGACCAATTTCATCCCTGAAATTTGGTCTACGAAGCTCATCGAGAAGTTCTATGACGCGACGGTTCTCGCCGCGATCTCGAACACTGACTACGAAGGCGAGATCAAGAACCATGGTGACAAAATCATCATGCGTACTCGCCCGACGATCACGATTCGTAACTACGAATCGAATCAGGAACTCGTGGTTGATCGTCCGTCCTCTCCGACGCTCGAAATGCTCATCGACCAGGGCAAGTACTTCAACCTGCACCTTGACGATGTGATGAAGATTCAGTCCGACATTGATCAAATGAACCAGTGGTCGGCTGACGCTTCTGAGCAAATGAAGATCGTGATCGACACCGACTGCTTGCTGCAACTGGTGAACCAAGCTACGGCTCGCAACCGCGGCACGGGCGCCGGGCGCATCTCGCAGAACATCAACCTTGGGGTTGCCGGTACGCCGGTCACTCTGTCTCGTACGAACATCATCGACTACATCATCCTGATGGGTCAGGTGCTTGACGAGCAGAACATCCCCGAGAACGGTCGTTGGATCGTGATCCCGGCTTGGGCTGCGTCGCTGCTCAAGCGCTCCGATCTGCGCGATGCGTCTCTGACCGGCGACGGCACCTCCGTTGCTCGTAACGGGCGTCTGGGTATGATCGACCGCTTCACGCTGTATAACTCCAACCTGCTGCCGACCTCTGCGACGGATGGCGTGGGTGGTAACGACACGGACGGTGCGACCTACATCTACGCCGGCCACAAGAACGCCTTCACCTTCGCGTCTCAGATGACGCAAATGGAAGTGATGCGTTCTGAGCGCACGTTCGGCAACCTGATGCGCGGCCTTCAGGTCTATGGCCGTAAGGTCATCGACCCGACCGCGTATGCCCAACTGTACGCGAAGCCTGACGCTTCCGCTGGTACGCCTACCTAATATGGCGAAACTGGTAGCCCGCCAAACGGCGGGCTACTTCCTTTAGGGGGACGAGATGGCGCGTACTGTTGAAAACGTGATCCGCGCAGCCAGAGTGATCATACAGGACGAACGCGAGCCATATCGCGTGTCAAATGATCAAATGGCGATGTACGTCACCGAAGCGATCTCTGAAGCGCGCAGGCTGCGTCCAGATTTGTTTCTGACGACGCTTCGCGATTCTATCCCTCTCTACACCTCGGCAAATATGGCGACTGTGATCCCGTTGCCGGATATGGTGTTCCCGCAAGTGGTGAATTACGTCGCTGGACGCACTGATCTGCGTGAAGATACTTTCTCGCAGGATGGCCGGGCCGTCGTTCTCATGCAGGCGTTTGGCGTTGCTATGGTGGGAGGTAAGGCGCAATGAGCGAGACTCTTGGCCTTTTGGAGTCTATCCGCCAAGCGGCGATGCTGCGCCTTAGCGGCGCTACTCCTGACGCCGTTGACCTTGAGTCTCGGTGGGTTGTTTCTGATTTTCTCGCACGCTCGCGGATTTGGAGGCGCACGGTTGCGCTGACCCCCAGCGTTGGCGTTGAAACTTACGCGCTTGGGCTCACGAATAGTGAGTCTGCTGTGCTTCTTCTTGGGGCCACATATAAAGACCGCGTGTTGCTGCTTGCTGCAAAGCCGCTCATGACGACGCAGGACGGCTTGCCCGCGTCAGCAATGCTCGTGGACGATCGGACAGTGGGGGTCTATCCAGCACCTACGGCGGATGTCACCGACCCCATTGAAGTTGAGGTTGCGCTGACTCTGCTCCCAATGACAGAATCAGCCCTCCCGGCCATCGTACGCCCGTACCATGACGCGCTGCTCCATGGTGTGCTTGCGCGCATGTACCGCGTGCCGGATAAGCCCTACACCAATCAGCGCATCGCGCCTGAACATCAGTGGTACTATGACCGTGGGGTGTTCAACGCGAGGCGCGTAGTTGATGGTGGGCGCGGGCTTAATGCGATGTTTGCTCAGTTCGCACCGTTTGCGTGAGGGATAAATGCCAGTCATCTTCAAAAACAACGCCGCGTCCACTTTAGGGCTACAGGCGCAGTTGTCTGACTCGACCATTACGGTCGCCAACGGCACTGGGAATCGTTTTCCCGCCCCTGTTAGCGGCGAGTGGTTTTACGCCACGATCCAATCAGGCGTGAATTGGGAAATTGTGAAATGCACATCCCGTGCTGGCGATGTGTTGATGGTTGATCGAGCGCAAGACGGCAGTTTGGCCCGGTTGTGGGGTGTTGGCGCGTCCATTGATATGCGGATTCCGAATATAGTTTTGGAGTCCTTTTTACAGTCCTCAGACGCGTCCGAAGTTGGTTTGGCTCTTTTCGGCGCCGCAGACGAATCAGCCGCGCGTGTAGCGATTGGCGCTACAGCAACGGGTGAAGCGCTCATTACAGCGGCAAACGCCGCGGCGGCGCGCGGTGCCATTAGCGCCGCGGCGGCTGATAGAGGTACGCCAGTTGGTGTCGTGATGGCTTACGCCGGATCGACAGCGCCGGCAGGATGGCTTTTGTGCGCTGGTCAATCAGTAAGCAGGGCGACATACGCAGACTTGTTCGGGATTCTGCAAACGACTTACGGTTCTGTTGACGGAAACTCGTTCAACCTACCAGACCTTCGCGGGCGTTCCGTTTTCGGTAAGGACAATATGGGAGGAACCGCAGCGGGGCGTATTACTAACGCGGTGTCCGGTGTTGATGGTTTGGTGGTTGGCGCGGCGGGCGGCTCTCAGTCGTCTGGTAACACCACACTGACCGTAGACCAGATGCCGAGCCATACGCACAGCGGTACAGCTTCTTCGGGCGGCGACCACTCTCACTGGACATGGAACGGTGATCAGGTTGGCCCCGGCAACAATCTAGATAATGGCGGTCGTAGGTATCCAGTTCGCTCGCTCGCTGGCGGCGGTTTTGACGAAAAATACGTCATTCAAGGTAACGGAACTCCGCCGTCAATCGGTGAGTCTAGCGTAAGCGGCGCGCACAGCCACACAGTAAATACAAACGCTATTGGTGGCGGTCAGCCGCACAACCACACGGCTATGCCGCCTACCATGATCCTTAACTACATCATCAAAACCTGAAAGGAATTTTCAGATGGCTTCTCGTTCTCAACGCGCCGTTCGTTTCCGTGAGGGTTACGATGGTGCAGGCGTCACCGCGTATCAGCGCGGTGAGCGGTCCCTTCGCACGAACCTATACCAGCGCACCGAAGCGCTGAAGGTTGGTGGTAAGCCGCCGCCTGCGAACACGGTCGCCCCCGCCGTTACCGGCACCGCAACGGTCGGGCAGACCCTCACCACGACCAACGGCACATGGACTGGCGTTGCGACGCCGACCTACGCGCGTCAGTGGTTCCGTGGGAACCATCCAATCGCTGGTGCCACGGCTTTGACCTATGTGCTGCAAGCCGCAGACCAGGGTTATCACGTCTTCTGCCGGGTGACGGCGACCGACGCGAACGGGTCAGCCGTGGCCCTCTCCAATCTACGCGGTCCTATCGCGTAAGACTCTATCGAAAACCAAGAGGCATAGGAGGAAAGAATGGAGCAACCCCGTACGGAATCATGGCATCTGGATAAGAAAGTGCCTCTCGCGCTAATTCTTACTATGGCGGTGCAAACCGTTTGCGTGATCTGGTGGGCCGCTTCGCTTTCGACGCGGGTGGACCACCAAGAGCGCCAGATTGCGGGTTTGGTGTTGTCAGAGCAGCAGACCAAGCAGGAAGCGCGTCGGATCGGGGAGTGGCTGTCGCGCGTGGACGAGCGTATTGCAGCCCAAACCGAAATGCTGCGTCGCCTGGAAGTGACGCTGACCAGAACCCAACCGAGCCAAGGAGGCAGGTGATATGAAGGCCAAACAGAGCCGTGGCTACCGGAACAAAAACCCCGGCAACATTGATTGGAGTCCCGCGAATAAATGGCAGGGGCAGGTGGGGATTGAGGCGACCGGCAACCCGCCGCGCTTTGCCGAGTTCCAATCTCATGAGTACGGCATCCGCGCGCTTGCCTGCTTGCTGACCACCTATCAGGACCGGCACAAGTTGCGCACCGTGCGCAAGATCATCAACCGATGGGCGCCGAGCGTCGAGAACAACACGAGCGCCTATGTGATGGTCGTAGCCCACGCCATGAACCGAGGGCCGGATGAGGAACTTGACCTTCATACCTACGCCGATCTCCGCCCTCTGGTGCAGGCGATCATCGCGCACGAGCTTGGTGGTCAGCCGTATTCTGCGGATGTGATTGACGAAGGGCTACGCCTTGCTGGCGTACCGAAGCCTGTCACGACGGCTGGTGAGGCCGCGCGTACCCAGACGGGTAAAGGGGCGATCACTGTCGCCGCTGCGGCTTCTGCGGCGGCTACGGCGGCGCCAGCGCTGCAAAGCCTGGGCTCCCTGCCGCAATGGGTTGGTGTGGCGCTCGTCCTCGCTGTGGCGGCGGTGGCGGTGGCTTACGTCCTGTCTAAGAGGAAGGGGAAGTGAATTATGCCCAAGCAAGGACTGTATGCGAATATCCACGCGAAGAAAGCACGCATTGCCGCAGGTTCTGGCGAGAAGATGCGCAAAGTTGGCAGCAAGGGAGCGCCGACAAAGGCTGATTTTGTGAAGTCTGCAAAGACGGCCAAAGGCCCCCAAAAATGAGCGCGTTCGTAGCGCTTGTTGGCGCGCGTGTGATGAAGTACCTCGTTTTTGTGGGGGCTGTGTTCGGGGCGATCTTCGCTATATGGGCCAAAGGCCGCAGCGACGGTTCAACCGCCGCGCGTACGCGGTCCACACAGAACGAATTAAAGGCAGCGAAGGAGCGAGCCGATGCGGATTCTAGGGCTGGTCGCGAGTCTGATCCTGCTGAGCGGTTGCGCCGAGACTGGTCGCGGAAATGAATGTGTTGCATGGCGACCGATTTTGGTCCATGGTGACGACCATCTGACGGTAGAGACTGCGAGAGTTATATTGGCGCACAATTTGACTGGTCGTAGACTCTGCGGTTGGTGAAAGGGCCAAACCCGATGGCAAAACCCCCTCTTGGTTCTGGTGAGCGGTTCAAGCAGTTGACCGCGAAACTCTCGCGCAAAGGGGTCGAAGACCCCAAAGCACTCGCAGCGTCCATTGGTCGGCAGAAGTACGGCAAGAAGCGCTTTCAAGAACTCGCATCGAAAGGAAAGAAGTGATGGCGAAGAAGCCGATGAAGCCCTGCAAAGGTTGCCCAACTCCGGCCAAATGCGCGAAGGCCGGGAAGTGCATGGGGTCTAAGTGATGGCGAAGACGCCGGCATGGACTCGCAAGGAAGGGAAGAATCCGGCTGGAGGGCTTAACGCCAAAGGCCGGGCGTCCTATAACCGTGCGAACCCTGGTAAGCCTGGGCTGAAGGCCCCGCAGCCCGAGGGCGGTCCTCGCCGCGATTCTTTTTGCGCCAGAATGAAGGGTATGAAGGCCAAACTCACTTCTGAAAAAACGGCGAACGATCCAAATTCGCGCATCAATAAGTCGCTAAGAGCGTGGAAGTGTTAAGGAGTCTGTTATGGCAAACGTGAAGATTTCGCAGCTTCCCGCGGCGTCCGCCCTTGCTGGTAATACGCTGTTTGAAGTCGTTCAGAATGGCGTAAATAAAAAGGCGACGCTGAGCGACATTGAGACAGGGCTCACTGGGAAATCAAATGTCGGCCATACGCACGTCATCAACGACGTTGCCAATTTGCAGGCCGCGTTAGACGGGAAATCAAACGTCGGCCACACGCATGTCGCGGCTAACATTACGGACTCCACCACGGTCGGTAGGACGCTGCTGACCGCCGCCAATGTCGGTGCCCAGCGCACGGCGCTTTCTATCAACAACGTAGACAATACAAGCGACGTAAACAAGCCGGTCTCCACCGCGCAGCAAACAGCGCTAAATGGTAAATCAAACATCGGTCACACACATACCGCGTCTGAGATCACGGATTTTACCACGGCGGTAAACGCGGCGGTTCAGGCTGTGTCGCGCACCGTTTACGTGCAGGGGAACGGCATTGACTTGAATGATGGGTCGTCTTTGACAAAGGCGGTGGCTACACTAGAGCGCGCGATTCAACTCGCGACTGCCAGCGGCGTTCCGACGCTGATCGAAGTCTACCCAGGCACGTATGAGACGCAAGGTCATCTCGACCTGCCGGATAATTGCGTCATCCGGTCAGCACACCGTACGGCTGTGATCCGCCCTGAAGTTGGGTACGAGACTCGCAATGTCTTCCGTATGGGCTCTGGATGCTTCGTTGAGGGGTTTCTGATCGAGGACTTCCGCCTCGACAGCCTGACCGATCCGACTAGTGGCTTCGCCTTCAGCTTTCGTCCAGGCGCCGTGATCAACCGCGTGCCTTACGCCCATAAATGCGCCATCCGCACCGGGCGTACGTGGAGCGCCGTGGCGCCGCCGCTCGACCGCGACAACGGAAACCCCGCTGTTGGTCTTGGCGGCGGTGTGGTTCTGGCCGATGGATTGGTGTGCAGTCCCTACAGCCCGTTTCCCAACATCATGACTTGGGGCGCGACTCCCGTTACACACAACGGAATCGGGTACGTTGCCAAGAATGGGGGGCTCATCAACGCCGTGAACGCGGTTTCAATGTGGGCGCATATTCACTTCCTGGCTACGACCGGGGGGCAGATTATCCTATCGGCCTGTTCGACTCAGTTTGGTGATTATTCGATGGCCGCGAAGGGCTACCGCAACATCATAGTGCCGGCTGCTGTGGCGGGCACACCGTCTATACAGACCGCCGCCGCGAGCGCTGTAGCAGCGGCGCAGACCACCATCATCAACAATATGTGGACGGCGTTGGTATCGGGCGGGTACACGACGGGTTGGACGGCGCAGGACGAAACTTTCACTCGTTATGACGCCGCTCTTTTCCTGCAATGTATCCGGTGGGGCCTTGAGTACGCCACCGAAAAACCGATCCAAGATTTCGCTGCCGGCATGTTCAACACAGTAGGCGCGTCTGTGATTGACGCCCCGAAGTTCACGGCTTTTGTGTTCGCGTGGAACAATATGCGCGACCAGATCAATGCGCTCGGCATCGTCGCAGCAGCGCAGACCATGGTGACGAATATGACGGCGGCGGTTGTCAGCACGGTAAGCAGTCCTGTGACGCGCCGAGAGCCGAGCAAGATCACGGCGATTGGCCACACATGGACGGCGGTAATGGCGGGCGTTGCTCTGGCCCGCATCCCTCCGGCAAATAACGCCGCAACCATCCGCGACAGCATCCTCGAACAGAATGAGGGCGTGGTTGTCGCAAGTGGTCAGGACGACCAAGGCAACGCGATTTTCGTGGGTGGCTTGGAGATCAACGCCGATACTGGCGAGTTGGGTGGCCCGCCGTTTGATTCCGCAGTTCGCCGCGTAGCCACGCGCACAGCAATCGCAAGGAGCTTCTGATGCCCCGCATTACCTGTAAGACACCCGCAAGCGGTAAGCCGCTGAACATCACTTTGCTCAATGTTCCAACGGCTTTCACAACTATTGTCGATGCGCCTGATTTCTCTGTGCCTGATCCAAGTCAGTCGTTTGCGGCGCGCGATCCATTGGATGCTGCGCGGGCGATCCGCCCCGGCGAGATATTTTTGCTGACTCCTTTGGCCGTATACAACAAGACAGCAACGGCGCGATGGGTTGAGGTGCAGTTGGTGACGGAGGCGGGAACCACGGTCCTCTCGCCTGGGCGAGTCACAGTCCCGGCGTTTGATACGGTTTATATCCCGGTCCAAGGCCGCAGCCTTATCAAACGCTCACCAAGCGCGACGGCGGCGGCAAATGGCGACCGGCTTCAGATTCGCGCCGACGATGCGGCGGCGTTGGATGTGTGGGGCAGTGCCGAAGAACGCCTTTCGGCTGAACATATCGGGGTGGTGTGATGACGACGCGGCTTGGAAGCGGGCGCGGAACGCTTGTTGGACGTGGGGTTGCGCTGCCAGTCCCCATCGCGCTTGAGCCTGCGGCATATGCCGGCGCTTATGCCTATGGCGAAGATGGGCTGGTGTATTACTGCGATGGCGCGACATGGCTGCATCCAGAAGGGCGGCGCCCGCACCGGGTTGTAACCAGTGCTTACACGGCAGTTTTGGCTGACGCGGGGCGCCTAGTTTCGATTTCAGTGGGGAGCGTGACTATTCCGGCAGGTGTCTTTCGGTTGGGGGACAAGTTTTCGGTTCTGAATAATTCCATGCAGACGCGCGATGTGCTGCCTGGGGCGGGCGTTACCCTCTACTTGGGCGGCTCCGCGCTGACAGGCCCGCAAACCATCAGCCCTCGCGGCCTCGTGACGATTGATTGCGTGGCGCCAAATGAGTTTGTCATGTCCGGCAATGCCGCCGTGCAAGTAAGTCCAGAGGGTATTACCCTCGTTGCGCCGAACTTCATCGCCGCGCCGCTTAATTTTGAGAGGGCGCAGGCTGCGGGCGTGAGGTCCACCGCGTTTGACCTCTCGGGCAGTCTGACTTTTTTTGGTGCGGATGCGCCACGTTTTAACGGCGTGGCGCAGGGCCTTTCTATCGAGCGCCAGACCACCAACAATATCCGCAACCCTAACCTTGAAGGTGCTGTTGCCGGAACGCCAGGGACCGCCCCGACAAATTACTTGATTTCCCAAGCAGGATTTTCTTCGCTCTCGGCTGAGGTTGTTGCCGTCGGCGTTGAAAACAACATGAATTATTTTGATGTTCGGTGGTATGGAACAACAAACGCTGCTGGGAGATTGGCTTTATTTCTGGAGAATGCTGGTCTAATTATTCCAGCTTCAATTGGACAAACATTTACTCATTCGATTTACGCGAAGATTATTGCGGGTACTTACCCGACGACTGACTCCGTTTTTGGGGTTCAGGAAAACACCGCTGGCGTTGGCACAAATGCCATTCCATTGCTTGCGGCGGCGCCCCCAGGTAATCCATCAGATCGGTTATCTGCTTGCCGGTTGGTATCGGTGCCGCACACCGTGAGTACAGCCCCCACCAATGCGATACGACCATCATGGCGATCAGGTACTATCGGGTCGGAGGTCGCGGTTGACGTAACTATCCGCTTTGCCGCCCCGCAGACAGAGCTTGGCGCCACGGCTACCAGCCCTGTGCTACCGCCTGTCGGCACAACTGCCGCCGCAACGCGGGGGGCTGACATTGTAGGGGCTGCGCTTTCGCAGTTGGGCATAAGCGGAAACGGCGCCGGCACCGTTCTGTGGACTGGTTTGGTTCCGGTTTTCCAGCCCGCAGGGCTTCATACTTTGGCGTGTTTGGATGATGCCAGCATCAATAACCGCGTCACCATGCGTATCAACCAGACAAGCGGGCAGCTTGAAGTGATGCGGGCGCTAAACGGAACGGCTGTCACGGCCAACGTCGGCGCTGTGACGGCGGGGATAAGGTTCAAAGCTGGCATGTCCTTGGATGGGGCGGGCCGCGTGGCAGCAAGCCTAAACGGCGGCGCCATCGCCACCGTGACCGGAGGGCCTGCATCTGGCCTGACGCGCTTCCGGCTTGGCAACATCGCTGATCTGTCTAGCCCGCTGAACGGTGACGTGACGCGGTTGCGAGTGCTGCCTTTCACGGTGTCCGACGCAGAACTTCAATCTTTGGTAGGAGGTTTGCCATGAGTGATGAATTGAACCAAGACCCGAATGAGTGGGTGCCGCAGGGTTTCTTTGGTTCGGTTGCGGTCGCAACCGCAGCTAAGGCCATCACAGACCAAGACCCACGCGCGGGCGCCTGGATGCCGCCGCAGGGCGCTCCGCCTATCGCGGTAGATATAGACGGCACACAGGCGATGTTCGCGGTGCTGACGCGGCGCCACAGCCCGATCCCGACGCCGGAGGGGCTACTGCAAGCCCACCCGGCAATGGTTGGCCGGTTGGTCAATGCGTGATGACCCTCTACGCCGCTACGCGCGACCTGCACCACGCCTGCGAAGCGCATCCGGTGGGGCAGCGCATGAGCGCGGGCACGGTCACGCCCCAGGAATGGGCGGATTGGCTGGCGGCGTTTCGCGCGATTCACCGAGTCATCGACCCCCACCTCCCGCTACACCTGACCCGCGTTGCGTTACTGGACGCAGACCTCGCCATGATGCAGGCGGAACATGGTGTAGTTGGACGGGAGCCCAAGGCAGCGCGGCTTTTCGCCGAGGGACTGGCCGGCGATACTGATAGGCTCGGAGCAGCCTATGTGCTGCATGGCGCGCATCGGCGCGGCGGGGCTGTTCTGGCGAAGACTATGGCTTCGCTGCGATACGCCACTGCGCATGTTTTCTACCCTCTGCCTTCAGAGGCGGAGGCGTTGGTGAAGCAGTTGCGCGAGCAAACTGAACTGGCCGAACCCGCTACAGCAACATTCCGTGCGCTGCTTGCAGTGATGGATGAAATAAATGGTTAGTATCCGCTTTGAACGCTTCGCAGGAATGGCACCGCTCATATCGTCGCGGCTCCTTCCGCCAAACATGGCCGAACAGACGTACAATGCGTCTTTGCGGAACGGCGAACTGCGTGGCGTTCGTCAGCCGATAAAGATCAAAGACTTTTCTTCGATGTCGGCTTATGGATGGGCGGTTCGCGTTCCTGATCCTGCGGACCCGTCTGCTCCAGTGTGGATTCCGTTTACTTCAAAATATGCTGATTTTTTCCCAAACCCCCTGACGAACGATGCTTTTGATCGGTATGTGTGGATCGATAATAACGCCCCCGGCACCGCTGCGTTTCCGGTGCAAAACAGTTTTGCGCGCATCAAAGCGGGGCAACCCACCATTCAACTAGGGGTGCCGGCGCCGACCAACGCCCCCACAGTGACGGTCACTGGTGGCTCCAACATCAACGTCACGCGGTCTTATGTATACACTTACGTCAACATATTTGATGAGGAAGGCGCACCTTCTGACCCGGTGACTGTGACGGGGCACCTGAATGGTACATGGACAGTCACGGGGTTCATCAACCCGGTGAACGCTGCGACTCGCGGGCTCAATAGAATCCGCCTTTACCGGACCATATCGGGCTCTACCGGCACGCAATACTTCCGCGTTGCGCAGTTCGCGATAAACACGACGACGTACACCGATTCTCAATCCGATGCCGATGTTGCATTGGTTGGTATTATTCTGGAGTCGACTCTCTGGATTGAGCCGCTTCAGATGGAGGGCATCGCGCTTATGCCCAACGGCTTCTTCGCTGGGTGGAAGGGGCGCGATTTGTTTTTCTCCGAGCCATACCGCCCGTGGGCGTGGCCGGCGGAGTACACGCTGTCAGTGGACCACCCAATCATTGACTGCGGCGTTGTGGGGCAGACGCTCATTGTTTTGACCTCTGTATCACCAGTCTTGGTTACTGGTATCAATCCGGCAGCGATGAGTATGGCGAAGTTGACGCAGGTTGAACCTTGTGTGTCAGCAAACTCCGTCGCGTCGTCGCCAGAGGGATTGTACTACGCGTCTCCAAACGGGCTCATTCTCATTTCGCCGCAGGGGCTCGCGTCGGTAACGCAGAACATAGTCGGGCGCGAGGCTTGGCAGCGCGACTTCTTGCCGTTCATTTCGGACGCAGTTGTCTACGACTCCCAGTACATCGCAGCCGGTGAATCAGGGGACGGTTTTATCTACGGCGCGCTTGGGGACCAGCCCTACATAACGCACCTCATCAATTTCTCTACCATACAGAGCTTGTGGGTTGATCCATATACCGGGCAAGTCCACATGACTATGGGCAACGACGTTTATGAGTGGGACTCATTGATGTCGGGCTACATACCGGCCCAATGGCTGAGTAAAGAGTTCCAGTACCAGCGTCCGATAAACCTCGGCGCGCTTATGATTTCCTTCGACGACGAAGTGGAAGTCCAATCTCCATTTGTGGAGGGATTCGAGCGAATCACAGAATCCGGCGATATAAGAATTTCTGAAAGTTCTGACATACGCATTTTGGAGGTTATACAAGACCCTACAAGTTCTATTCCGGTTGGCGGTCCATGGCCTGAATATGTGTCTATTATTGGCTACAACCAAATAAACGGTCGCACCATCAACGTAGACCCGTTAGACGGAGAGTACCCACCTGGGAATGATTATCCGACAAAAGTGTGGCCTTATTGGTACGGAATCGTCAAGGAGAACCCTGAACTGATTTTGACACAAAACGGGAAGTGCGAAGTGACGGTTTACGCCGGGAAAGACCTCGTTTGGCAAAGCGTTGTCGAGGATGGTGTTGTCTACAGATTGCCGAGCGGATTCAAGTCGGAGAGGTGGCAGTTTGAGATAAACACCGCCGTACCAGTGTATAATCTTCAGGTGGCCGAGACATCTAAGGAGTTGGCCGATGTCTGAGAGGTTCCCGGCTGTCCCAACCGTCACTGAAACCATTAAGAGCCTATATCGGACGATTGACGCACTGAAACAGGTCGTCGAGATTCTTATCGGGACGCGCGGCAGCGGGCAACTCGCGGCTGTGTTGAAGCGCGACTTGGAGCTAAAGCCCATCCAGTTGCAGGTGTTCACTGTCCAAACACTGCCGATTGCGCGTGATTGGAAATACTGCATCGCCTATATCGAGGACGGGCAGGGCGGGAGACATATCGTGGTCAGCGACGGCCTAGTGTGGAAATACGCCGATGGGGGCCACGTATGAAGACCGTGGTTCTCAACGACGTGCAAGTTGGGGAGTTCGTGGCCGACCGCGCCAAGTGTGAATACGTCCCCGGCGCGCATACGACGATAGGGGTTGTGGACGACTCGCAGCCTATTGGGAGTCCGTCTCGCGTGCATGGCGGGGTCATTTTCTGCTCCTACACGGGGGCCTCGATCTGGATTCATGTCGGGGCGCGCAACGAGAAATGGATCATACCGGACATGCTCTGGTGTACGTTCCACTATCCCTTCGTCCAGCTTGGATGCAGCCGGTTGTACGGCGTGGTAGAAAGCGACAACGAGCAGGCGTTGAACTTCGACCTGAAGTTGGGGTTCAAGGTGCAAGCCGTGCTGCCGGGACTATTTGTTTCCGGTGCCGGGGTTGTGGTATGTATGGAACGTGACGAGTGCAGATGGTTGCGGATCAAGCCACGCAACCTGAAAGGGGGCTGATATGGGCGGCGGTAAGGGTCAAAAAGTCGCGGCTCCCGACTACGCGCCAGTAGCGCAAGCGAACAAGGAAGCAGCGGAACTTGCCGCGCAGGTTTCCCGCGAGCAGCTTGCTTGGGCGCGTGAACAGTACGCTCAAGACCGTGAAGTGACGCAGCGGTTCCTCGATGTCATGCTGCCGAACATGGTCGCTGAGTCGGAAGCGGGCGCACGCGAACGCGCGCGATACCAAGAGGTTTTCCAGCCAGTAGAAGACGCGCTCGCGCGTGAGGCGGCAGATTACGCCACACCGGAGCGTCAGGCGCTTGAAGCGGGTAAGGCGCAGGCTGACGTGGCGCAGGCGTTTGACGCGCAGCGCCGCGGTGCTTTGGCGACCCTAGAAAGCTACGGGGTTGACCCGTCCATGGCGCGTGCTGGCGCGCTCGACCGCTCCGCGCGCATAACTCAAGCCGCTGCCGGTGCAGGCGCGGCCAACGCCGCTAGGACTCAGGTGGAGAACGTGAGTCGCGCCCTCCGCGGTGAAGTCATCAATATCGGTCGCGGGTATCCAGGCAGCATCGCGCAGGCGTACACCACAGCGCAGCAGGCCGGTGGCGGCGCGGTACAGTCGAACCTTCAGACGACGGCATCGGGCGCGAACACCATGGGCACCGGCATGCAGTGGTCTGGCTTGCAATCTGGCTTCTTGCAGAATTGGGGCTCGAACGTCGCTGCTCAAGGCCAAACCTACGCGGCGGGGCAGCAGGCGCGAGCGCAAGCGTCGGCTGGCATCGGCGCAGCGATTGGGGGTCTGGCAGGGCTCGCTGGCTCGATTTACACTGGCGGCGCATCTCTCGCGCTTGCTGGCGCGCTAGGTGGCGCCGGGCGCGGTGGTGGTGGCGGTGCTGGTGGCGGTTTACCGCCTTCTGATCGTCGCCTGAAGCGTGAAATACGCCGTATTGGCACATGGATGAATGGCCTGCCGGTGTACGTATGGCGCTACATTTGGGGTGGCCCGCTACAGACCGGGTTTATGGCTGACGAAGTTGCTAAGGTACACCCCAACGCCGTTCTGATCGGACCTGACGGATACGCTAGGGTGCGCTATGACTTGGCGGTACTGCCGGCATAATAGGAGGGTAGAAGATGGCTTCGTTTGGTGAAGGTCTAATCAGCGGGTTCACCGCCGTATACGGCACGATGGCCCGCGCCTCCCTTCAACGTGAGCAGGCAGCATATTTTCGCAACCAACGCGAAGGCGCGGAGGAGTTTCAGCGCCGTGGTCGCGAGTTGCAGCGTGAGTTGGGGATTGACCCGAACGCCACTGTGCGGGCGCCGCAGGCAGCGCCGGCACCCGAGGGTGCGCCGCAAGAGCAAGGCTCTGCTCCCGCCGCCACGCCACAACCACAACAAGGCGCGGTTCAGGGGGCACTTGCCGGCGCCCCCGCGCAGGCGGCGCCTACTCCTTCTCAGGCTCCAGCGACGACACCACAAGCGCCGGTCCAGACGGGCGTTGCGGGATCAGGAGGTCCATCTCAGCGCCCGCCAGTTTCACCGGAAGATTTCGAGCGCGCTGCGAACAGTGGTGATCCCGTACTTATGGCTACCGCTGCCGGTGTAGTCGCGGGCTCCCAAGGTAACGTGCCTGGGCAAACAGGTGACACGCGCGGCCCGCAGCAGTTGGTAAGCGAAGTAGCGGCGGCAAACGGTGGTGTACGCGGTCCTCTCACCCGTCAGCACTGGAACACCTACTACGAGCGCCGCATCAACGACGCCATGGAACTCCTGCCGCCAGATCAGGCGGTGCGCGTTGTCGGTATGCTCGACCAACAGCGTCAGCGTGGGTTTGGCCAAATGATTTCTCTCGCAGTCGCCGCGGCTGAAGCCGGGGACGCTCAGGGGGCGACGTGGGCGCTGTTCGGCGCCTCGAACTTTATGCCTGACGGATTCAAAGACGACTTCCGAGTCGCGGCGAACGGGCGGGCCATTGAGATCATACGCACGCCTGAATCCGGCCAGGGCGAAACACAACGCATGACCGTGCCGCTTGATCAGGTGTCTCGGTACGCGACGACCATGCTCGACCCGAAGTGGTCAATGACGCACCAACTGCAAGTGCGGCAGCTTGACGAATCCAGCCGCGCCGCGCGTGCCCGTGAGGGGCTACAAGCGGCGGATTTGACTTTGCGCCGCGAAGAACGCGAAGAACGTCGGCGGATAGATTTGAACTCTGGAGAGGCTATCGAATCCGCGTCGCGCGTCGCGCGTGCTGAGGTTGAATACGACTCGGCTGTTCGTTCTGGCAACCAAGAACGGATCGACGCCGCGCTTGAAAAACTCAATACGGAAGAATCCAGAGACGCCGACCTTGTTGGTCGTGGACTCAACACGCGTGGCGCCGCTGGTCGGACGCAGGCGGCTACAGCGGTCAGGAACGCGGCAACCCGTAGGGAAGTCGCTGACGCCCGCATCGCGCGGTTCACGGACATGACTCAGCTTGCGCGTGATTCTCTTTCGCTGCGCGAAGAAGACCGCGCCGCAGCAAGAACACAAGCCGCGGAACGTCTAAGCCAGTACGACCGTGGCCTAGATATTCGCGCCCTCAGTGTCGAATTGCGCAACGATGTTGCGCGGTCCCGCATTGCGTTGTCACAAGCGCGCAACGAAGACGACAAACGAGTTGCTGAAGAACGTCTTCGCATCGCTGAAGAACGACTCAACCTCGCCGTTCGGACTCAGAACCGGCGAGAAGGTGATGAGTCGCGCGTCACACCGCAGACACGGACTGAGACGGATAGGGCGCTTGATGCGTACACATCCACACGTCCACAAAATTCAACCGTGCCGATAGATATGCTTGAGCGTTTCGCTCTACCAACGGTAGCCGCTAACCCCCGCATGCTTGCGGGCGCGTCTATCCGTATGCTTGATCAGTTCATGACTACACCGAACAACTTTGTTCTCGCGCCTGATTTTTCGCAGATACGCCCGAAAGCAGGTGGTCCGTCGCTAAATATATCTCCTGAAATGAGGGACTATCTGCAAAGCCAGCGCCCACGCGCTAATGAAGGTGGAAGCGCGGCACCCGCAGCACCCGCAGCGCCGGCAGCGTCGGGAACTAGCCGTAGCCCTTCATCTATGCAGCGCCCCGCGCCGCAAGACGAAGGCGCGGGACAGAGCGCTTTGAACCGATCATTGGGCAGAACCGCCCCGGCACCGGGGCAGCGCACCGCTGCACCTACGAGTAGGCCCAGTGCCGCGCGACCACAATCTGTTGACGCGTGGATTTCGCAAAACGCACCTGCCGAAGCGCGCGGCGCAATACCTGATAGGGAGCTTGAAAAAGCCGCCTCACGGTATAATGTTCCTGTGACAGAACTTCGTCGGCGTATGAGGGAGTGGAACCAAGCAGAAATTCCGCGCGGGTTGTAAAGGTGTGTGATGGCTGAAGAAAAAGACACGGAAGCCTCCCGCTCCGCCGTAGAGCGGGGGCTTCAGAACACGACGGACAACTGGATTTCGGCTGATTTCGTGTCGTTCTCTCCGCGCAATCCGCAAGCCGCGCCGCAAGAGCCTCTACCTCAAGAACCCACGGAACGAGAACAACCTGCACAGGGCGGGTGGATTTCTGCTGATTTCGTGTCTTTCGCCCCGGCTGGACAAGCCGCGCAAGCACCGACTCGCGCATCCGGCCAACGGTCGATGCTCGGTGACATCGCGACTTCGTTCTATTCGAGTATGCTTGATACTCTGGCGTCTGGTGTTGCAGCCGGGGAGTATATGGCCGGCTCTGGTGGGACTCTTACTCGTTGGCGAGAGTCGCTTTCGGCGCAGGCGAAGGAAGCGCAGCAGAACCTATCTCAAGAGATGCAGATGGGGCAGAGCCGGAGGTTCATCCCGTCCTCCGAACAGCCTGACGCTCCATCCGCTTATTCCAGCTTCGGGGATTTCTTCGGCGCCGTCGGCGCCCAAGCTGTGTCGTCTCTCGGGTCCATCGTTGCTTCCCTGCCGGCAATCGCTGTTGGTTTCTTCGGTGGTGGTCCTGTGGGCGGCATGGTCGCCGGGGGCGCCACAACCGGCCTACTCGGCATGGGTACGGTGTGGAAGGACACGGCTGAGGGCTTCCAGGCGATACCGGAGGAAGACCGCAAGCGCCTGAACGAGTCCTACCGCCGCAACCGCGAAACGATGAGCGAAGCGGAGGCGCTTGACGTTACCATCCGCGAGGCAGCGGGGCGCATACCAGAACTGGTCGGCGTGCTAAGCGCGATACCCGGCGCTATCATGGGTCGGTTTGAATCGCAGCTTGCGGCGCGTCAGTTGAGTGGTGGCATTATCCGCGGCGCCGGGCGCGGTGCGCTTACCGAAGGCGTCACCGAACTGCCGGAAGAAGTCGCCCAGAACGTCGGCACGCAGGTAGCCACTGAGCGGCTCACTGGTGAACCAGTGAGTGTAGCCGAAGCCGCAGAAGCAGGCGTGCGCGGCTTCATCGGTGGCGCTGGTATGGGCGGCGCCATGGGTGCCGTTGGTGGCGTGTTCCAGCGCGGCGCCCCACCCGCCCCGGCTACAGAACTTCCACCCCCTCCTCCCCCACCGCCGTCCGCCACAACCCAGGGCGTTGACCCATCGCTTTCGTCAGTGATCCAGCAGACGGAAACCCCACCGCCGCCTGAGACTCCTACGGCGCCGAGAGTCGACCCCTCTTTGACCGAAGCGGTTGAGACGGCTACGCCACCCACTCCTCCTACACCCACAGCTACCACTCCGCCGCCAACTGCGGAGACGACATCTGCGCCCGACATCTCCACCACGCTTGCGGCAACGCCCCCCACAGAACAGGGAACCGAACTCCCTGCCGGAACTGCCGCGCCCGGCACGCCGCCTGTAGAGCCCCCGCTCACAGAAGTCCCACCCACCGAAATACCCACCGAAAAACCCATGGTCGAGAAGGGCATATCCGCTGTTCAGCAGATACTTGAACAAACCCTTGATGAACAGAACTCCTATAAAGCCCTAACAACCGAAGGAATCACCGTCAGCAAAGCCGACAAGAAAAAACTTGATCTTTTTGATAAGGAGGTTTTAGGGTATAAGGCGTTCCTCAAATGCTTGGAGGGCAGCAAGTGACGAGCAAAGACGCCGCCCGTGAGGACGAAGATGATGAAGACGTTAATGACGAGTCCAAAGATGGCGCTGATTTAGAAACGGCGTATAATGTCGTTATCATGCGCGAGACGTTTGCGCGGTTGGAAGATATGATGGAGACGCACAACTCGACAATCGAAAAAATCCTCGGTAAACTTGCCGTGCAAAAACCGATTCAAGACCATAAAAAGAATCGTCAGCCGTTTAGCGTAAAAGTTGTCAGAGACAGCAAAGGTTTTATCTCTGAACTTCTGATTGAACCTAAATAAAGGCTTCATGAAGTATGGCTAACCAGACCGTCACTTCGGCCCTTAACTACGACGCCGCCTCGATGCTCGGGCTGCTTAATGGCGAGAGCATCACCATCAATGGCGGCGGCTCTGTCACGATCAACAGCGACGTGCGCTGGGGTCAGAACGCCGCCGTTCTTGGGATCATTGACGTAAACGAAGGCGAGCTTCGCATTAATGGCACCGAGACATGGTGGGTGCCGTTCTCGTCGGCCACCGGCACCGTGCCGGCGCTCGGCACGCAGGGCACCCTTGATGTCACGCGGGCAGGCACGGACATCGGCGAGTTTCTTGGTATCTGGACGGCTCTCGGTACGGCTCCGCTGGCTGCGGGCGGCGCGATGCCAGCAAGCGGCTGGATCAAGCTGCGCCGCCGCAGTGCCGCGCTGGCGACCGGCGATGTGCTGACCTTCACCGGCGGCGCGACCGCCACGCTGGCAAGCGCAGGCCAGCGTGGATGGATTCACGTCGTCGGGGCAGAGGGCACAAGCAGTACAACTGGAATTGTGAATATTCCGCGCCTCGGCGTTCTTACCGTGCGCGGCGACTGGTTTGAGCTTGGATTAGCGACCGGGGTAGCAGGGCAGACCATCCAGCATTTCGTTGCGGATTTCGTGCCTGCGGTGCAGGTCGAGACGGCGGCAGGCTCGGGCGTCTACGATTGGTGGGGCTGTGCGCCGGCTGCGGAGTTTACTGCGACAAACATCGCCACTGACAACCGGGGTCGCTACTTCACTTGTTCCGCTGCTGGCGTGATCACCTTCGGCGGCGCGACGTTTGGCAAGCTCCCGCCAAGCGGCGCGCGTATCCGCGTGCCGAACGTCCACTTCTCAAGCTCGACTTCAGCGAACTGGGCAGCAAACACATTCAACACGGCGAGCGTTTCGGCCCGCTACGAGTTCAGTTCAAGCGGCGGTCTGGTCGATGTCGAGTTTGCCTGCTCATGCGCTTTGTTTGGGGCGAGAAACGCCTCCCTTTACCGCGTCAAAGACTCTTGCGGCGCAGATTCATGCTGGGCCGGGGGTCAACCAAACGTCACAAACAACGCAACCGCCCTGTCGCAAGTTCGCTTTGAAAACGTCGCGGCGTCCCGCGTCGGCGCTATTAACCAGCAAAGCTTCGCGGTCGGCTACTCGACAGATGTGGAGTTCAAGGGCTGCGAGAGCTTCCAGGCTAGCGGCGCCACCACGGGGACGGGCGCGTTCAACGTCGCCAACTGCGTCGGGGTCGTCTTCGACTCGTGCGAGGCGTTCAACAACAAGGTAGTCCCATCGTGGACGGTTTTGTACTCCAGCGAGGTTGTGCTACGCAACTGCGTCCACGTCTCGGGAGCGGCAGTCAACGTCGCGATGGCGCTCACCGGCTGCGCGGCGGTGGAAATCACCAACATCGTCGTTGCATCTCTGCACGCTGCCACTGGGACGCG